GCCACCTACTGGTGCTCGTAAACGTCAAAGACGCCACCGGCCAACGACGGACGATTCCAACGGCTCCCAGAACGATAAGCTCGCTGTGGGATTTAACCGCTGCAAGCAACTGACCCAAGTAATAAGTACATGATAAGTACATACAGGATAAGTGTTGCGGTTGATGGTTACTCTTTCATCGATGGACGACCATCCACGTCCATGATTCTTTTTGTTGTCGACTGGCGCATATTGGTTTTATCTGAAGTGATCATTGAGTTTGTTACTCCAACTCCAATTGCTGCGAGCCGTGCTTGCTTTGCTTGCTCGATGTAGGCTTTGTTCATACCCTCTGCTGGAACGAAGAAATCGAATGCATAGGGATTTGGATCTGCTATCCCATGTGCCATAGCCCACTTCGTAACGATGTGATGTTGTGCAAGCAAATAGACTGCGTCGTCACTGTAACAGCGCATAATCTTTCTAAGTGTTGTTCCCTTACTTCTTGCGTGTGTGATGAAAGGGCGAATGGGTACGTCGTTTGTTGAACCGTTTCCGTAATTAATTTCCATAATTTGGTTCTCATCAGTGTCCTCTGACGTCCCATTGTGAGCACACCACATTATCCAACTTGGCATGAGTGAGTTCCAATCACCATCGTTAGATATGTTTAGCTCTTGTTTTACTGCTGACACCCACTCTTTTCTCTGTTTCTCAGTTGCTGTTTTGTTGTCGAACTCTAAAGCTTTGCGTGGAACAGTTTGCATAACTTTGAGAGGAACTTTGAAACGTGTTGTCATTGATTTGTATGTCACTTTTGGTGCTTTCCATGCTGCTTCGGATGTGTCTGTGCTCTGATCCCCTGTGACCTTTTCCTTTCCTTTTTGCTCCGAACCTGTGTCTGTGTCCCCACTTCCACTTCCCGCTTGAAGCTCAATTTCCTCATTGTAGTGTAATTCCTGAATATCTAGCATGGATGGTAGTGGTATTGCTGTGGATACACTTTCCATTGCCTCAATCAGCTCGTCCCCTTTCTCTGCTATGAGGTTTAACAGGTATGAGTAAATCGCACAGAAAATTTTTGGTGTGTTGAAAGATTCAACAGCAGCAGAAATTCCTGATAGATAAGCGTGCAGGAGACCTCCTTTCTTGCGCCACTGAAGGATGGCTATGATGCGTTCCAAACTCAGTGAGAAGCCCACACCGTATTTTGTTCGGACCATTGTTAACGACATGTAAGGATTTTCACAGATGTCAGTTGTTATGTCGTCGAATTCATATGTGAGCCCTAGATCTCGCATTTCCTCAGAGAAATCATGCCCAAACTCTTTTTCGAACTCTGGTGAGATCGAAAATTTATTGTCATCGCCGTTGCAGACAAATCTGAATCGCTCATCTATGAAGTTGCAATTGAGATCTTGTGTTTTGTGAATGTATGCGTATGCAAATGCGACCATGAGCACAAGTGTGTTGTCGACAACGGTGCTCGGCTGTCCACTGTTGTTGCCAACTCTTTTCTTAATCACCATACCATTTGCGAGACAGATTGTTGTGTTTTGAATTTCTTGGTAAATGATGTCGATTGCGGCGTGATGGGCTTCATCCAGGTAATGCTTCCTTATCTTCTTGACGACATCAAAAAGGAATGGATCTATTGAGCTGTCAAATCTGGATCCATCTCCACTCCCATGCAGCCAACCTTCCTTGTTCAGCTTATTGTACAACTTTTCCCATCCACGATTGAACTTGTTGATGCCTACAGTGTGTGGCGCTTTCAGATGTGTTCCATAAAATTGTTTGTTGAAATGATCAACGTAGAATTTCATGGCCAGCAAGCTCGTGATTGGCGCTGCTGTGAAAACTCTCGTCTTTTGTTGCTCAACCTTCTCAATAGCCCTCAACTCTGCCTTTAGCGAGCCATTCCAGATCCCGTGCGAACTTCCATCGAGAAACTTCTTTCTGCACACTTCTGCAAAACCAAACATGTCCTCATCGTGGAGGTGCGCGCATACATCCCGCTTCTTTCCTTGGTACGCCGGTCCTGCTGACGTCGCCCATTGCAAATCGTCCACCACCTGCTCCGCCGTGCGTATCTCGCAATGTTGCATTCCTGCCTCATCAAGCTGCTTTATCACGTACTTCATGGCTGCCTCTAGCTCAGTGGGGTTGTAACGTGTAACATGCAGTGGCCTATCAAACTTCTTCAAATCTTTGAAATATGCAGTATATGATAGAACGCTCGGAGCGTAATCGTCCATGTACTCATCAAGCCACTCATAGTATGGGTTATCACGCATGAAGTTGAATATCTCAGTGTTTTCGCCCACATAGATATGTTTGTCAATGAGCCCTTTATTCATCTCAGCTAGCAAAGTGAAGCTACTATCAGGAAAGGTCTTCCTGAAGCGCGCTTCAACTTCCGGCGATGGCTCTCGAACGTGCTGTCCTTTCAACGTGAAACCAAATCCGTCGATTGTTTGGTTCATGACCTCCACCAGTTGCCCGCTTTGCATCGCCAATTTTGCACCTCTGAGGTATCCAGATGAAACGGCATCAAACTCCCAACGTTCAATGCTCTGAAAACGACCTGGTCCGTTCAGAAAGTCTACGACGTCCTGTGTGAAAGATTGGAACTCATTACGCCGTGTGATATGATTCGTGGCAACATGTATACCCACAAGATGGTTGCTTTGCACGCTGAAAACTGGGCATCCGCACATCCCGCTTTTTGTTGTGATCGTGTGTGACCACCTTCCGCTTGACTCTGCTTGTGCGATGTCTGATTGAGAGAAATAAACTTGCCCATTTCGACTGAAGACCATCTGCACGTGTTTGCCTTTCTCCATGACAGCAGCTTGAGTAACCTTCTTTCGCGGGCGTAACTGAGATGGTCTCCGGACTAAAAGAACATCAATGCCAGAGAATCGTTTAACTCCAAAGTTGTTTAGTTCTTCAGTTGTCGTCTTGATTTGTATACCTTCGAATGTAAGCGTTATGTCACCACTTTTCATCTGGATATGTGCAGGCATGATGATCCAATCGCCATACAGGTAACAATTCACAGTAAAATCCTTCATCACGGCAACTCCTACATTATTAGCCACACTAACCAGGCACTGAGTCATGGGGATCTGAGCAGACCCCTCTAAACCATGATGTATAGTTTCAGTTGCTCCTGTCTGGCGAAACTCGCCCTCTCTCTCAGCAAAGCCCATATTAGCCAAATCCGTTGTACGCGCTGATCTATGGGTTGTCATGTTCATGATGTGTTCTCTACCAAAGGTGTCAAAAACATGACACGTCATCTTTTCCTGATCTTCCATCTCCTCAGCCCAGCTGGTCGATGCCAATGGCTGTGATTCCAAGTGCTCTGCTAGAAGTAGATGGGCGTGCCTTATATCTTCCAACGGTCGCTTTGTGCTGTGAAATGTGCGTCCTTGAGCATCCTTAAACAATACGTTGATGATGTTATTGTCAGAGGTGAGATCATAGAAATTGTAAAAACCTTGCTTCCCAGAACGAGCTTGTGTCTCAGGCCTTGACTCCTTCACCAATTTGGATCTTTTGGATTTAGCTTTTCTGTTAAAGTCCTCAACATTTTCTTCGTCGCGTGATGTGTACTGCAGCTTTTTGTCATATCGGTACTTATTGCCTTTCCCCTCAAGTTGCAGGTAATCCGCCAACCCGATGGTTAGCTTCTCAGCCTCCTTCTCCATACCCTTTCGCGCAGGAAAGTCTTCGTTATAATGGTGTTGTAAAACCTCTGTGACGACCTCTGCTTCGCGATCATTCCTCGGTTTGTAAGAGCCTCGTGCTTTCATCACTTTTGATGTTTGCAAAACCTGATTCGCCTCCTGCATTGTTAGGACAAGCTCTTTCTCCTCAGACCTGCTCTGCTTCCACCATGTTGAATATAGTGTGTATGCGATTGATGCGGCAACTAACACTAAACAAGATAAGACAAACTTTGGTCCATGTCGCAGGAACGCTATAGCGAAGTTGACGCGGGGGTTTGGGATTCCAAGAACTCGTGCAACTTCGTCAACGCTAAGTATCTGCTGCGCTTGTAGTTCTATCATTTCATCTAGATTTTGGCTTACGGATGCTTCAACGTGAATGTCAGGTTGTTGCGCATGGATTAAGCGAAGTGTGCTGAGATGTTTTTGTATGATGGTGTGATTATCTATGTACCTCTTTTCGTTTTCGTTTAATTTCCGGACACAGTTCTGAACACCTCCAAATTTTGAAAAGAAATTACACTGTATGTTCGAGCGTGCCATTTTGTTGCTTTGAATGAATTTCATCGTGTTGTTAGCCAGAGTTTCAAGAAATGCAATTGATGCCTCAATGTTGTATGGGTCAGTTTTCAATATTGCTCGTCGCTTGGGCTCATCTATTTCCTGGAAGATGGTTGAGACTCGCGGTTTGAAGTTCTTGCATGCCCGTGCTAATTCCTCCCAGTCAAACTTATGGAGCGTGGAGACCACAAATGGAATTCGTGCGTCGATTAAATCACGTGGAAACTCAGCCTCCTTATCCCCATAGTGTATCATGTTGTGCAGTGTGCTGTATTGGGGCCATGAACTGTAGATCTGCCTAAGATGTGTTGCTGGTGCTTGTTTGATGTCGCACGATTGAAACATATGTGGTTGCAGCACCTTGAGAAAATGTCCGTCAATTGATCCATCGCGATTAACCAGATCTCTAGTTAGGAATATTGGGATTTTGAACATCGCCATTGTTTCAGCTTGCCGCCGTGTAATTCCCTCAATCCATGAAGACTCAAACTTCTCATTCATATAGAAACGCGTGTTGTGGAGGAAGCTCAGTATGGCAGCGCCGTAAAGAACATCGGGTGAAACAACATTTGTCGAGTCGTCCACATTGCCACATGCGTATGCAAATCCTTTCTTCATTCTTCCCGCTCTCCCAACTCGTTGGTGGCGCTCATTCTGTGTCACTCGTTTTCGAACGAGCTTGAGGGTTTTCATGTTCAAGTCCAGTTCGGGTCGCATTGTGAATCCATAGTCAACAACGCAGTCAACGTTTAGAGTGACACCAGTTTCGATAATGTTTGTGCAAAACACTATTGCTGAACCGGTGCGCAATGCTTCCGTGACTGTCTTGAAGTGAGTTTTGAAGTTGTCGCCATTCAGGTAATATGCAGGTTTATCCAAAGAGGCTGCATTCCATCTGTTTGCTGCCTTGACGCATTCAGCTTTACCAGCGAGGAAAACAAGCACCGTTTTATGTTCGCGTACGTCGAGAGCTCCTCCTTCGCCTTGTGCTTTGATCAGATCAATGACTGAATTGCTGGAGTTGGCTACAACATCAAGTGCGTACGCTCTTTCGCTTTCAGGCACGCGCTTACCATCTCGTGGAGTTGCTGAAACATAAAACTTTCGCACCATTGTACGTTCATCGCACAGGCTCTCAAAAACAAGTGAATGTTCCTTCACGTCATGAGCTTCATCTAAGAAGATTGCGTCAAAACTCGAGATGAAAGCTGGGTCGTTGACATGAGCTTGTAGTGCCGAGCCATATGTCATCACCTGGATCCTTTGATCACCCAAATTCCTCCAATCCTCATGGCGACCGTAAACAGCTTGCCCAAAATTTGCCGAAACACCTTGACAGACATTCTCAGTTGCTGCTTGTGTTGGTTCGCAGATAAGAATTTTGTGTTTGCGCCCTGGCGTTTGCTGCAACATGTTGAAATAGCAAACTGGCAAGTAAGTTGATTTTCCCGACCCTGTTTGCCCAACTATTGAAGACCAACGATTGTTAGCGCCAAGCATGCGCGCCGCTATCTCCTCGGCGTTACCCTTGTTCAAAGCATATATTTCGCTGACAGGGTATTGCAATGGCCTTGCCAGGTTCTTGCCAGTTGCATGATTCACGGCCATCCACCCTTGAAAAGATTCATCTGAAGAATTGGCCACTTTGTCCGTTTCATCGTCATCAACAATGTGCAACATAATATCTAGAACGCTTGTGACCAATGTTGAGCTATCACTCTCATCATCCCCTGCCTGGAGCCCATGTTGAACATCAAGAAGTTTGCTCCCAAATCCTCGGTAATCATCCATTAGGTAAGAAGACATACGTGATATTTTATTTACACTGTTTAACAACGTGTCAGCTAAGTCGACATCGAAAATGTACATAAATCCTATGCAACATGTCATTCCCATCATAAACTTTTTCTCCGCCCGACTTCCTCCTAGTGCTTGAAGCGTCACTCCATTCTTTCTTTTCAATGTATGTGCAAACCACAATATCATAACAAGTGCGACAAATGCAGTGTAGAACAAACGCTGTGTAAGAAACCCTGTGATCTGCCTACGGAAAAGCCACTTAGTTATGACAAAAGATAAACTTGGCAAGCAACGTAATATATTAATGGCGTAGGCGCACGCCATAATCCGTATAATCACCCGTTCTGCCAGGGGTATAAAGTTTAGCGATATACACACGACCTTTACGAATATAGTTTTCGTCAATCCTTGGAAGCGTGATACGATACTCGGTTGGTGCTTTATCCAGGCAAACTCTCCGTATGTAATTCCGAAAACGCGTTGTTTCAATGAAAGCATAATATTGCGCCATCTTCTTTGCCATGTAGTATTTAAGCCAAATTCTTCTGCAAAAGCCCATTGATCCTGGTTCAGAACAGATAATTCGCAAGTTTCTATGCGATTTTTTCCGCTTATCAAAATATTACCTACACGGCGCACTTGGCGCGCCAATGCGGTCACTGCTTCGGAAGAACTTTCCTGCATGCAGTCTGTTAAGAACTGCATCATTTCAAGCCATCCCTCTTCCAGTGTTGACGAACCAAAATGAATTCGCACACCTCGTACTGCAGCTCGAAGAACCGCTATCGTTTCCACTGTGCGATCGCTCGCCGCAAGAAGGATGCTTCTGTTGCTTACCTCCTGGTTGATTTCAGTTTCGAGTCGGATTAAGTGTGCAGGACTAAATATGAGGAACGTTAACAGCTCAAAGTCAGCTGCCAAAGCTCTTACAACTGAGTTATTGGATCTGTCCTTAAAGATGCGCTTAATCTTAGCGGCATTTCGTTCGTAAAACCCCTCAGGTGTTGCGTACCCGTCGCCATTCATGTCTGCCATTCCGGACACGAGCTAAGTGACTGTTGCACGAAAATGCGGTTGAAGCGCAGGTTGCAGGAGAGCAGAAAACAAGAGTAAGTGAGTGAAAGCAAT